GGGCAGAAGTGCTGACGTAGAATCTAATCTAAGATTAATTGGCCATTATTGGTTTTGCCAGCCTGAAGAAATGCGAGGCCCGAACGCAGACGAAATATTAAATTATCTTTCTTACACTCCTGCTTTTAAGCAGATACACACAAAACTTGCATGTTTATCTCATCTTAAAACAATATGTGATAATAACGATGTAAAAATTTTATTTATTACGCCTATGGATGGTGAGACTTTGTACAAGCAATTAGAACGATTACTTAATATAACATGTTTTGATTTTCATCCTGCTATAGACAATTATGATGAATGGGTAGAAACAAATCAGTACAAATTTTTAACATCGCACTTATCAAAAGAGCAACATGTTAAAGTTGCAAATCACTTCAATTCTTTATTCCCAAATTGGCTAGATAAATAGTTGTATGACTAAAAAACTCGAAGAAGAATTTAATTTGCCGCCCATTGAGGAAGTACTAGCACAAGAAAAAGTAGAAGATGTTCCTACGATTGAGGAATCTAAAAACGCCATTGTAGAAGTGCAAGAAGCAATGGGCGTAAGCGAAAAAATAAATCTAGCATTTAAAGAAATCAAAGGACTCGAAGATCACGAAGGTGAGATGAACGACATAGCCAAAAAGGCTATAGACAGTTACGAACAACTAATGAACTTGGGCATGAACGTCAGTGATATGGCGGCTGGTAAAGTGTTTGCAGAAGCAAGCAACATGTTAAAAATAGCATTAGAAGCAAGTGATGCAAAAACCAAGGCTAAATTACAGCAAATTGATTTGATGATTAAAAAAGCAAGATTAGACAAACAAACCGGTAATGATGCTGAAGAAAGTAAAGCAACTGTATTAGATAGGAACGAGTTACTCAAAATAATTAACCAAAAGTAATAAGTACTAGTGCAATGGAAAAGACTTTAGGCTTTCATAAATTTTTACGACATGCTGTTTTAGTGAGTCAAAGATGCCAAAGAAATTGGGATACAGATATTTCTATACCAGAAGAAGATATTGAAACTTTAAAAAATGCTGTAACACAATGTCCAAGCAAACAAAATATTGCACATTATAAAGTGTCATTTATATCTGACAGAGGCCTTATACAAGACATTTTTAAGTCTACTAAAGGATTTTATACCAACCAAGATCTATCTGAAGCAGAGTGTAATTCGCAGGTCCTTGCAAATCTGTTAGTGGTATTCGAAGATTACCATGTAAAAAATAATAGAACACCAGAATACATAGCATTTTATTCAAATTCTGAAACACATGACACTCAAAAAACTATAGTAGAAAGAGATCAATGGATGTCAGTTGGCATTGCTTCTGGTATGCTGGCATTAACCGCTACTATGTTAGGTTATCGAACTGGGTATTGTGCATGTTTTAAGAAAGCAGAAATTGTTAAAAAACTTTACCCAGATAATCAAACATCGGCTACGCCACTATTAATGCTAGGAATCGGCGTTCCTAAAAAAGGATATCACCGCACATATAATCAAGATAATAGTTATTCATACCCAACATTTATTAAACAAGAAATTCCGGTAAAATTTATATAAGGAAAAATAATTAACCAAAAGTGATAAATAAGTGTAACGACGGAGTTAATTATGGAACTTAAACAATATATTGCAGAATCATTCAAAAAAGAATACGGCTACAGATTGAAGTTTGCCGCTGACTGTGGTTCTGATCAAATGGATATTTTAGAAAAGTGTTTAGCAAAATATAATCTTGTTAGTGCAACACCTTTTAAAAGACAACCAATTCAAGAGAATCCACAAGAGTTTGTGAGAGCTAAAGGTGCATCTTTTACTACAGAAGTATGTAGTACAGATATTGTTTTAAAATATCCTGTTAATGAAAGAATATTAGAAGTATGGTTAGCAGTTAACATGGGCTTAGACCATGAAAGAGTTATTGCATATGGGGTCAAAGAACCAAGACGTTTAGAAGCAGATATGGCTGAAGAGCGTTTAGAGCGTGATGAAGATCGTTACGTTACAGAAGAAGATGCTGAATTAAATAACGAAGAACAAGCACATTACGAAAACGAGAATCAAGATCTTGATTTTGCAGTGTTTGGCGAAGAGTACAATAAAAAGTTCCTAGATGAGTTGGCAAGAATCAAAGCAGAAAAAGGCGCAGACTATTTCCGTGCTTATCCAAGCAAAGGCGAGTTGATGGGCGATAATTTAAGATCAATGCACGACGACATGATGGGTAGACCTAACATGGGCAGAGGCGCAGAATCGTCCAAACAAGTAACTACAATTAGTCAGTCAGGTTCTGGTAGAGTATAATGAACGAAAAAGACTTAAACAAAAAATTATTAGGTTTAATGGAATCATTTCCGATGATTGCTGGCGGCGGAATGCCAGAGCAAGAGGACACTGAAAACGTTACTTACAGCAAGACCAAAAGACAAGGCGATGCAAGTGTAACAATTAGTGCTAATGCTAAAAGCATGCAAGAATTACATGCTGTTCTTAAACTTGCAGGCATTACACTTCCTGCAGATAAAGAAATTAAAATGGATGAGCCAGAGCCACAAGATGAACCTTGTGATACATGCTCAGACGAAGAACCTAAAAAGCCAACTATTTTAACAATGCCTGGTTACACCACTGATAAAAGTGTTATCATTAACGCACTCAAAGATAAACTAGCAAAGAAATTATCCTAATAAATACTGTTTATGAAAGATCTTTTTGTAAACGGCTGTTCCTTTGCCACTGGCTGGCATGGCGGTGAATATACAATACCTAGTATTACTTCTAAAGATGTTGTAACTGATACAATAAGTTGGGTACAACACTTTGCTAACCTAAATAACATACAAAATTGCTGGAATCATTCTATAGTAGCAAAGCCTATAGATATGACAGTAATTGATAGCATAGGTTTCTGTGACCAATATTATGAAAAATACGGAACCTTTAAAAATTTATTTGTAATTTGTGAATTAACTGATCCTAGTTATAGGCAGTTTGATCCTGTGACATTAAAAGGCATAGTAACAGATAAAAGTTTTAATAAAGATTATGTTATAAGACCTATTGCATTCAGAGGAGATAGACAGTATATAGAAATTGAAGCAAGTGCATATAAATCTATATATGTAAAAATGAAAAAAGATATAGATTATTTGTCAGGAAACCAATTTGCAGAACAAATACCTATGCAGGAGATAGCAAAAGGCGAAATAGCAAGACACAATCATGAAAAGAAAATTGCATTAGAGCTAAAATCCTCAACACTTACAAATTTAGAACTTACCTCAATGCAACTTACAAAAATGACAGATTATTTTCATAAAAATGATATAAGGTATATTATGACATGGACAGGTGGCCGAGATCCTAAATATAAAAAATTATTAGACAAAGTATATAAAAAATTTGTTGCAACAAAAAGGTTAGTATCAGCAGAAGTTTATGCAGGAGTAGATTTTAGTTTAAAGCACTCAATCGAACCTGTTGGCATGCACCCTGATCAAGCAGGTCATATGGCTATTGCTGAATTTCTAACAGAATATATTCAAACATATGATTTAACTAAATCACCACAACTAGATTTGCCGCGCCGCGACGAAACTTCTTTATAAATAACAGTATGGCCAAAGGAACAGCAGATACCAGTTTAACAAAAACTGCTTACAGCAAAGTAGAGTACAGTCCTGAGCAACTCAGAGACTTTCAAGAATGTTGTGATTCAACAACAGGTCCTATGTACTTTATGAAAAAACACATGATGATACAACATCCTGTTAAAGGCTCAATGAAATTTGAACCTTACGATTACCAACAAAATCTTGTAGACAATTATAATAATTTTAGATTCAGTATAAACATGCTGGGCAGGCAGATGGGTAAAACCACTGTAGCGGCAGGTTATTTGTTGTGGTATGCTATGTTTAGACCAGACAGTACAATACTTGTTGCGGCTCACAAGCAACAAGGTGCGAGTGAAATCATGCAACGTGTAAGATATGCATACGAAATGTGCCCTGATCATATTAGAGCAGGTGTTGTAAACTATAACAGATTCTCTATTGATTTTGATAACGGCAGTAGAATTGTAAGTAGTACAACAACAGAAAACACCGGTCGTGGTATGTCATTAACACTTATTTACTTAGACGAGTTTGCGTTTGTGCGTAATACTATTGCTAAAGAGTTTTGGACAGCACTATCTCCCACACTAGCAACAGGTGGTAAATGTATTATTACATCAACACCAAATAGTGACGATGATACATTTGCTATGATTTGGCAACAAGCAAACAAGTTGTTTGATGAACATGGTAACGAAAATGATGTTGGTGTAAATGGTTTCAAAGCATTGTTAGCAACATGGGAACAACACCCAGACAGAGATGATGCTTGGGCACAAGAAGAAAGATACAGAGTAGGTGAAGAACGTTTTAGACGAGAGCATGAATGCGAATTTGTTATCTATGACGAGACTCTTATTGACTCATTACATTTATTAGAAATGAAAGGCGTAGAGCCAATGATTAAAATGGGGCAAACTAGATGGTATAAAAATATTGATCCTGAAAAAACTTATGTTGTGAGTTTAGATCCTAGCAGTGGTACTGGCGGCGATAATGCCGCAATACAAGTTATAGAAACACCGAGTATGATACAAGTGGCAGAATGGTGCCATAATAAAACTCCCATTGAAGGTCAAATAAAGGTAATGAAAGAGATTTTAAATTACTTGCAAAACAATGGCGCATTTCAAATTTACTGGAGTGTCGAAAACAACACCATCGGTGAAGCGGCTCTTGTTGTTATTAGAGATTCAGGAGAGGAAACATTTCCCGGGGAAATGCTACACGAACCTAAAAAAATACAAGGTAAGAAAGGACGTAAAGGGTTCCACACAGGACATAAAACAAAAGTCGAGGCATGCTTACAATTAAAAAGATTAGTTGAAAACGGCAAACTTAAATGTTTAAGTAAACCGTTAATTAGTGAATTTAAAAATTTTGTTGCTAGAGCAAATAGTTTTGCCGCTAAACCCGGTGAAAGCGACGATTTAGTTATGAGTTTAGTATTAGCAATTAGGATGATAGAATTTATCGGCACGTTCGAAGATGACGTGTTCGAAGCAATTAATAGCAATATCGGTGATTATGGAAACTTTGATGACTACGACGACGATGACGCACCATTACCGATTGGTATCCTCTAGAAGATAAATAGTTGTATGGCAATTAATAAAGAGCAAATAGCAGAAAAAATATTCAACCTTCTAAAAGGTTTTGGATTTAAAATTCAGTCCTTTACAACAGAGGGTAAACTAAGTATTGATCCGTCTACAGCAACTAGATTTGTTGTAGAAGAACCTAACATACTAGTTAGATTAGACTTTACTGAAGATACAATTATTTTAAAAACCAGTGAAGATTTAGCAGATCATGGTCTTAGAAAACAGTTAAAAGATTTAACTCACGATTATTTGATGCGATTTGATTATCAAATATTTGATAAAAAACTTAAAGCAAAAGGTGAACAAGCAGATATTGCCAAAAAATCGGAGAATAGCATGGCAGATGTAATGGAAGGTTTTGGTACAATGACTGGTAGCTCTAAAACTAGTTACCAACCATTAGATGATATCAAAATAGTTGTAAGGCATAAAAAAGCAGTCGACGAAGATGTACGTGGTTCTAGAAGTAGAAACATCCATAGTATTTTTGTACAACGTGGCGAAGAAAGATTTAAACTACCTGAAAATAATTTAGCAATGGCTAGAGCAATGGCTCGCCATTTACAAAAAGGTGGTGAAACATTTGATGAAATTGGCACTAAGATAGTTGAAATGGCCGCAGACTATAAGTCGCTAGGACAATTTGTAAACTATGTTAGGAAGTCAAAACTTGTAAACGAAGACAATCAAATGTATGTCGATCTTGCGATAGAAAATGTACAAAATATTAAAAACACATTTAAAAGACTTGCTGGTGCTAAAACTTATGACACTGCCATCCAAAGTTTTAACGAAGCAGAAGATGTTATTGAATTAGATGAAGATACAACAGACATCGAATCATTGTTCACTGAAACACATTTTGATGATAAAGTTGCTAACGTCATAGACAACTTAAAGACTTTATCAGTAAAAAGAAAAGCATTTGAAGGTTATTTAACAAAAGCAATAGCAAAAGAATCATTTGCAGATCTTAAAAATTTATTAAGCGAAAGCGATATAATGGATTTTGCATCACCTAATGCTAAACTTGGATATCAAGTTAGTCAGTTAGGGTTTGCGGCAAAAGATCAAAAGTTAGGAAATTATTTACAAGGTCTTAGTAGAAAACTTAATTCAGGCGGCGGTTTGAGCCAATTTGAGTACGGTACTATTAAGAGTTGTTTATTAGGTGCAAAGAATAACGCAGTAGAGGCTGGTGCTAGTGGTTACACAGCAGAAGCACAATACGAAAGTTTCTTGAACCAATTTGTAGAATAAAAACTGCAATCAAAAGACTAAATAACATTGTTAGAAAAAAAGGTTGACTTTTTTCTATCTTGGCATTAATATAATAAAATAGCAATACGCATGGTGTGTATTGCAAACATGGCTACATGGCACATATAAGGAGAAAACATTATGGCATCTTTAGCAGAAATACGAGCAAAGCTCGCGGCAATGGAGAACAAAGGTTCTTCGAATTCACCCACCCAAAGCGATAACGCAATTTACCCATTTTGGAACATTGATGAAGGTACTAGTTGTACACTTCGTTTCCTTCCTGACGGTAATCCAAATGCAGATTTCTTTTGGGTAGAACGACAAATGATTCGTTTGACATTCCCTGGAGTAGTTGGCGGAGACAGCAAGCCTGTAACCGTACAAGTACCATGTATGGAAATGTATAACGAAACATGTCCAGTACTAACCGAAGTAAGACCTTGGTTCAAAGACCCAAGTCTTGAAGACATGGGCAGAAAGTATTGGAAAAAGAGAAGTTACATTTTCCAAGGATTTGTAAACGAAAATCCTTTAAATGAAACTGCACCTGAGAATCCAATCAGACGTTTTGTAATTGGACCTCAAATCTTTAACATTATTAAATCAGCATTGATGGATCCTGATATGGAAAACATTCCAACTGATTACGTTAATGGCACCGACTTCCGTTTAACTAAAACTTCAAAAGGTCAGTATGCAGACTATTCAACTAGTAAGTGGGCAAGAAAAGAAAGTGCTCTTACTGAAGAACAGTTAGCATCAATTGACACGCATGGCTTGTTTGACTTGAATGATTTTCTTCCCGCTAAACCTACAGCAGAAGGTGTACAAGCAATTTCAGAAATGTTCGAAGCCAGTGTAAACGGTGATCAATATGATCCAGCAAGGTGGGCTAACTATTATAAGCCCTACGGACTTGATACAGGGACGCAAACTCAAGCAACAGTTGCTCCTGTACAGACAACTGCGGAACCAAGTGTGGCTCCTGTAGCAGAAACAGTGGTGGAAACACCTACTCCTACTCCAGCACCAGTTGCTGAAGAAGCACCTGCTCCAGCGCCAGCGGCTGAGTCAGCAGACCAGGGAAAGAAATCAGCAGATGACATTCTTGCAATGATTCGTAACCGTCAGTCTTAAGGAGAAGAATCATGCAGAAACCATTTGACTTAACTAAGTTCCGTACTGGCATCACTAAATCTATTAGTGGTATCAGTGCAGGATTCCACGATCCACAAGATTGGATTAGCACAGGCAACTACACACTAAACTACTTAATTAGTAGCGATTTTAACAAAGGAATTCCTTTAGGTAAAGTTAGTGTTTTTGCAGGTGAATCCGGTTCTGGTAAATCGTTTATATGTTCAGGCAATCTTGTAAAGTCAGCACAAGAAATGGGCTGTCAAGTAGTATTGTTCGACTCAGAAAACGCACTTGACGAAGAATGGCTCCAAGCACTTAATGTTGACACAAGTCCAGAAAAACTATTGAAAATCAGTGTTTCAATGATTGACGATGTTGCAAAAGCAATCTCAGAATTTATGAAAGACTACAAAGCAAACTACAGCGATCTTCCTTATGAAGAAATGCCCAAGTTAGTATTTGTTGTTGATAGTTTAGGCATGTTGCTAACACCTACTGATGTAGATCAGTTCCAAAAAGGTGACATGAAAGGTGATATGGGTAGAAAGCCTAAGGCTTTAACCGCATTAGTTAGAAACACAGTGAATCAGATCGCTCCTTTTCCGATTGCACTGATTGCAACTAACCATACTTATGCATCACAAGACATGTTTGACCCTGATGACAAGATTTCAGGTGGTCAAGGCTTTATCTATGCATCATCTATTGTAGTTGCAATGAAGAAGTTAAAACTAAAAGAAGATGAAGATGGCAACAAAACATCTACAGTACAGGGTATTAGAGCGGCTTGTAAAGTGATGAAATCGCGTTATGCAAAACCGTTTGAAGGTGTACAAATTAAAATTCCTTATGAGACAGGTATGGATCCATATAGTGGCCTATTGGAAATGCTTGAATCAAAAGGTATTGTAGAAAAAGTTGGTAACAAACTTTCTTATACATCTCCTGTAACTGGTGAAGAAATTAAAGAGTTCAGAAAAGGCTGGACTGGAGAGAAACTTCAGATAATTATTGACGAATGGGGACAAAATCCTGTCGCACAAAACGACATTATTGACGACCCAGAACCTGAAGACTTTAATCCAGAACCAGAGGAGTACATTGATGAGTCCTGAAATTGAACTTCTTTATGAAGTTTGGGATAAGGTGAAAGCCTATGTTCCAAAAAAAGATAAAATACATATTGCTGAGGAATTAGTAAGAGTATTTGACAACACTGTCGGTCTCGATGAAATTGAATCGGAACTTAACTCTTTTGATAGTGTTGTAAAAGCGGCATTAATGAGTCATTTAGATCTTGGTTACGAAGAAGATGACGAAGAAGATGAATACTGGGATTAATAAATGAGTACTTGGTATAATAAAGTAGTAGAGGATTTGGGTAATATTATAGGTGCTATAGATTACTTTGAGTCTGAAATACAAAGTGCTAAGTATGAAGTTAAAATAAAAGGCAGTCTGGAGAAATCCAGTTCTGCCTTACCCGGCATCACTGAACACCGCTTTAATCAACTTCAAGAAATTGAAGCAATTCTAGAACATATAAATATCGAATTGCGTAAAGAACGCAGTAAGACATTTAGAAAATATTTAGAATCTTACAACAGACAACTCAGCAGTAGAGATGCTGAAAAGTTTGTCGACAGCGAAGATAGTGTTATTACATTAACACATTTAGCAAATCAATTTGCACTATTACGAAATCAATTCTTAGGTATAATGAAAGGCTTAGATACTAAACAATGGCAGATAGGACACATTACTAGATTAAGAACTGCTGGCATGGAAGATATTGTGATAGACTGATGAACAATTATGTTATAAACATCAATGCAATAGAGACTCGAGATTGGGACCAGTTCCAAGATTTCACTAAAACTCACACAAAAGATATTGTAACAGATATAAAAACCAACGGTGTAAAACCTAAAGATGTATACGTTGAATTTAAGTATACCGCTGAGGGAACCATGTGGCTAATAAATGATAAATGGTTTATGCATGCCATACACGATTTTGCAAATTCTCTTAACATACCGTTAAAAAATATTACTTATACTGGTACTAACTCAAAATTAGACAGTGTGTATAATAAATGGCATTCTATGTATGTACCAGAACAAGATAAAATAAATCTACAGTGTTTTTCTTTTGGTTTAAAGTTATATCAAAGTCAATATTATAGAGAAGATGATAAGTTATATATTCCCTACAACATTAACAAAAATTTACGTTCTAAAAAATTTAATTGCTTAAATGCAAATATGCTGGAACACAGAATAATGTTTCTAAAGGAAATGTACAACCAAAATGTGCTAGATTTAGAAAATAATTTAATCAGTTTTCATTGGTTTAAAAATCTTAGCGGCCTGGTTGATGCTCCGCAAGAATTAAAAGATATGTGTCCTATTCAGTTTGATTTACAAGGAGACTGGGAAGAAATATACAGTCAAATTTTTAAGAAAGATACATTCAATACTGATTGGAACAAAACAGGAAATTTTTCTTACATATATGACGATACATATTTTACTGTGACAACTGAAAGCAGTGAATGCTTTACTCTAGCCAACTATCATAGAGACGACAATATAAATGCATATATGAAAGAGTTTCATGAAGAAATGTTTTTAACTGAAAAAATATTTAGACCTATATTATATTGGCATCCGCAATTAGTTCAATGTACAACCGGTACATTAGACTATTTAAAACAATTAGGATTTAAAACGTTTAGCAATTATTGGAATGAGGATTACGATAATGAGCCTAACGGAGAAATTAGAACACAAATGATTGTTAGCGAAGTTAAAAAACTTAACAAAAAATCATTAGAGGAACTACACGAAATGTATTGGGACATGATGCCAATACTAGAACATAATAGAGACTTATTATTAAATCATGACTTCATTAGATCTCCATGGTATAAGACATCATGAAGTTGATCACTTAGTAGAAAACTTCATATTGATGAATCAAGACAGCATACCGCTGACCATTATCTGTGGAAACAGTCAAAAAATGATCGATTTGACTTATGAAGTAATAAATAGAATAAGTTGCAAAACAGTTGCAATGGATCAATACGGTATTATTGTTATTCGGGAGATATAATGAAAAAATTATGGAACAAAATTACTGCTTGGTTTAGATCCTTACGAATCAAATACATACTGTGGCGAGCAGATAGACTTATTGCAAAAGTCCACAAAAAACGACAAAAAGCCCAACAAAAATCCACAATTTCTGGTTGACAAATCCTACTTTTTTGCTATAATATATGCATAAGGTAAGGAGAAAACCATGTTTACATTACTAATTTTAACAGCAATAGGCATCATGTTTTGGTGGTTTGCTGGGCAAATTATTGATATTTTTAGTGGTGATCTTGATACTTTCTTAGGTAAATTATTAGGATATTTTGTAATTTTTGCGGTTTTTGCCACAATTTTTGGTTGACAAATCCTCAAAATTTGCTATAATAGTTATATTGTTAATTAATGCTGTGGGAGGCAAAAATGACAAACTTTGTTAAAATCAAAAAGGGTACTTACCGTAACGCCCCTATCAAAGATACGGTTTTTCCGGTAGTAAAGCCAATTTCATTTGGTAAGAAAGGTCCATTCATTACTGTTGATGGTAGTGCCATTATGGGTCCTCAGGCTACCAAAATTCGTGTGTTGCTAAAAACACCAGCAGACATTGAACCATCTAATAAAGAGGAATATAAAGTGTCTAATCCAGTTGCTCAGCAAGAAGAGAAAAAAGCAGAAACTCCAGAGCAAGCAATGGATAGAATCAAAGGCCGCTTCGAAATTCTAGATCAAATGACTGATGCAGTTGCTAACGGTGTAGTCCGTGGTTTGATTGTGTCAGGCCCTCCGGGTGTTGGTAAGTCGTTTGGTGTTGAAACTATTCTTGACGAATATGATGCAATGACTAAACTGGCTGGTAAGCCACCTAGAACCGAAGTTGTAAAAGGCTCTATGACACCGATTGGTTTGTATCAAACTCTTTTTAATAACTCAAACCCAGGTGACATCCTAGTGTTCGACGACTGCGACAGCATCTTGTTTGACGAAGTATGTTTGAACATGCTCAAGGCTGTACTTGACTCAGGTAAAAAGCGATACATTTCTTGGAAGTCAGAATCCAACGCATTGCGTAGGGAAGGTATTCCTGATAGGTTCGAGTTCAAAGGTGGTTGTATCTTTATTACCAATGTGAACTTTGAAGGTGTCAAGAGTAAAAAGATCAAAGATCACTTAGAAGCACTTATGTCAAGGTGTCACTACATTGACCTTGAGATGGACAGTGTTAGTGACAGGTTCCTTCGAATTAACCAAATCGTACGTGACGGTATGTTAAACGAATACGACTTTGGTGAAGAAGGTAACAAAGAAATTGTTGACTTTATGGTATTGAAGGCTAATAGGCTTCGTGAGATATCATTGCGTATGGTTCTTAAGATTGCTGACTTGCGTCAGATGAGTCCTAAGACTTGGAAAGAACTTGCAGAGTCAACTTGTATGACAAGGGTCGCTTTTCAGTGATCTTTGTCAGGACCTATAATAAATATTATTATGGGTTCCCCCCTAGTGTTCGATAACTAGTCCTCCCACAATCGAACACTTTGAAGCCCCCGGTTCTCGGGGGCTTCTCTTTAATACATTATTCTTAAGAAAATACTTGACATTTCACAAACATCGTGTATAATTAAGTTTTATAATTTTAATCTGGAGAATAATGAATAAATTCGATAAAAATTTCCACCTCAATATGTCACCATTGTATTTTGTATTTGCGTTCATGTTATTCATGCTATGGGCCAGTGAAGCAAAAGCAGACGATCATAATGTAACATGGCATGGTCACACAGTTGATGAATTTGTGGAAGAAATTGTTGTAGTGGCACAACAAGAAAAAACAATCAAAGTGGATCCAGTCACAAGTTCACGAATCATAAGCAGTATTATACCTGCTTTCACATATAACGCAGGAGGTTATGGTGGCTTTGTTGGATATAATCCGTCGGGTGCTCAATTGGTTCACACCGCAGTTTTTGTTAACGATGTTCCTGCTAATGAGCCTGGTAGCGGTTGGTATGATTTTGGGCATGATATAGCCACAGGACAAACAGTAAAAGTTATCACAGGTCCTAACGGTGTGCTGTATGGCTCAGGCAGTATTGCTGGCACAGTGTTAATAGACGACACTATTAAACATCATGCTATGGGTAGATACGGCAGTGACAACACTTATGTGAGTGTTGCTCCAAACGATAATTTACAGTTTACACTGTTTGACGCACAACAGCAGAGTGCTAGAAACGACAACACAGAAGAAGATGCTTACAAGAATGCCAGCAGTAAATTTAACTTTGATGTAGGCGAGTTTACTGTAACAGGCAAATACACAGACTATGAGTACGACTACGACAACTGCTATGCTGAGGACTTTTCAGTAAGTAATAACTGTGAGCAAATAGGCGACAGGTATGTTGTAACCATACAAAACGAAAATTTTACATTAGGTAGAAGTGAAAACAACGCAGAGTATTTTACTAATACTGCTTCAACTTATGTGAACGAAAGTAGCAGAGATTACTTTCGCTTTATAAATCAATCACGCCTATCTAACCTATTTGATTTAACATACGGATTAGACTACAACAAAGAACAATACAACACAGTAACAGAAGAAAACTTTGCTGGCTTTGTGAGTGTTAACGCTGAAGTGTTAGGCAACAAATACAACATAGGTGTTAGACAAGGCAACGACAATCAAAATGCTTACCGTTTTGGTTTTGAAAGTGGATTGTTTTATGCCAGTGTTGGCACCAGTTTTAGAAAGCCTAACTTGTATGAGAGATATGGTGACGGTTGGGTAACAGCAAATCCTGATCTAACTCCTGAGAAAGGCAAAGGTTATGAATTTGGGTATGGTGTACTTGGTTTCTTTAAATATGTTTTCGATGAGTCAATTGATTATAATTACACAGACAATGTGTACTACAACGCCGGCGGATATACCACACAAGGTACAAAGTATGCTCAAAGTTTTGGTCCTATTGATATACAATTAAGATACAACGACACAGAGCAACCTAGAGTAGCCAAGTATATGGGTATGATACAATACACCACTGAATTTGCTAACACAGAATTCAGAGCAAAGTACACAATAAATCAAGACAGAATTCCAGGTCCATTTGACGGGGCTGAGTTAGAAGATTTAGAGAAACTAAATTTTTACTTTACTAAAAGATGGCCTAACTACACACTTAGTTTCAAAGTAGAGAATGTGTTAAACCAAGAAGTAGAAATATTACCTTTTTATAATAATGAAGGTAGAGAGTTTTACTTGACTTTTCAGTATGTATGGTAGTATAATAACTTATGCCTAAAACAACGTTAGAAATCAGAGACGAAGTAAATGTAAAGTTTTTAGATTTAGATGTAAAAACTAGAAGAAGAATCTCAGATGAAGCAAAATATTTTCTACCATACGCATATCATATGCCTGCTTACAAATTGGGTAGATGGGATGGTTGTGTAAGATTTTGCGATATAGGTGGTAGAACGTATCTTAATTTATTAGATAAATTACTGCCCATAGTTCAAGAAGCCGGCTACAGCATTGATATTAAAGATATGAGGCAGAGTTGGCAATTTGAATTTTCTAAAGTTGAGCAAACTGATTACGAAGACATTGCTTGGCCTAAGGGGCACCCTGCAGAAGGAGAACCCGTACTACTAAGAGATTATCAAGTTGATGTAATTAATAAATTTTTAGAAAACACACAATGCCTACAAGAAGTTGCAACAGGAGCAGGAAAGACTCTTGTTACTGCTGTACTGAGTCATAAAGCACAACAATATGGTAGAACTATTGTTATTGTACCTAATAAAGATTTAGTAGTACAAACAGAAAAAGATTATAAAAATTTAGGTCTCGATGTAGGTGTTTTATATGGAGATAGAAAAGAGTACGATAAGACACATACTATTTGTACATGGCAAAGTTTAGCAGTGTTAGAAAAGAAAACAAAGGCTAACGAAGCATCAATAGATTTGGATGTATTTTTAGACAATGTAGTTTGTATAATGGTCGATGAAGTACACAAAGCAAAAGCAGATGTGCTACGAAACCTGTTAAGTGGACCATTTGCTAATGTTCCTATTCGTTGGGGGCTAACTGGAACAGTACCTAAAGACGAACACGAAGCCGTTGCATGTACTTGCTGTTTAGGACCAGTAGTGGGCAATCTCAGCAGTAAAGAATTACAAGATATGGGAGTACTGGCTGACTTAGATATAAGTGTATTGCAGTTACAAGATGGTGCTTTAGGATTTAGCAGTTACGCACAAGAATTAAAATGGCTAGTTACAGATTCTAAAAGAATAGATCATATTAGCGAAATTATAAATGGTCTTTCCACAACAGGAAACACACTAGTATTAATCGATAGGATTGCTACCGGTGAAATGTTGGCAGAAAGGAACGACGACTGGGTTTTTGTAAGCGGTTCTATGAAAACAAAAGACAGGCAAAAAGAATACGAAGAAGTTAGTGAAATGGATAATAAAGTCATTGTTGCAACATACGGTGTTGCGGCAGTCGGTATCAATATACCAAGAATATTTAATTTGGTGCTATTGGAACCCGGTAAAAGTTTTGTTCGTGTAATACAGAGTATCGGTAGAGGTATTCGTAAAGCACAGGACAAAGATTATGTTAATGTTGTTGATATAACAAGCAATTTGAAGTACAGCAAACGACACTTGACTAAAAGAAAGGCTTTTTACAAGGAGCAGAATTTTAGATTTCAAGTAACCAAAGTGGAGTATAAATGAAAATTTTAACCTTAGAGAATACAGCATATGATTTAGATCGTGTGCCAGACGAAGTAGAAGAATTAAGATATTGCGTTTTTGACGCAGGAGATGCAGAGTTTCAAGACTATTATTGGTTACCTTTAATCTTTTTAGAAAGTTTTCATGCTCCAGCAATCTGTTTAAGTATCGGCGAGTATAATTTACAAATGCCAATGGACTGGAGCATTGTTACCAGTGACGATGATTTTGGAGGCATTGAAGTAATACCTTTAGCAAGTTTAAACAATAGAGGCTTTGTAACACCAATTTTTAATCCAATGAAAAGTTGGATGCCAAAAGCAGAAGAAATACAAATTACAAATGTGTACCAAGATGTAAAATGGTTCTTTCCTAAATTAAAAAACGGGCACCTTTTAGTTGTTCCTTTGGAAGACAAGCCAGAACCTAAATGTGCATTATTTGTAAAGGAAGCAAACAAAGTTAAGGACATGGATATAGCAGATATGCTATAACATTTTATAAGGAGAAAAAAATGGCAAAAAAATATAGATATAGAATTGAAGCAGGCAATTACGGTGGTGAATTAACTATCGGTGAAGTACCTGCAGAATTTGTAGAGTATTGGAAACATGAGGAACAAGAAGACCTCATTGATGCAGTAACATCATTTGATGAATGGGATGAATCTGATAGTCCAGATGATGCATTAGAAGATCCTGATGCACCACCAATGTTAGACAATTACTGGCACGACATTAATGATCTCGAACACCAAAACGGTTGTTATTCGGATGGCACATGGACTATTACACCTGTACCAGCAGACGGTTCAGATGATTGGGCATATGAAGATTCATTTGAAGTTGAACCTACTCACATGTACAGCAGAGAATGTTACAGTTCAGATGAGATTGATGAAGAATACGCAGATCAAACCGTGCCTGTGTTAGCATTTCACAGTTCAGAGAAAGGTACATTTGCATGTTGGTTCTTAGACACTGACGAAGAGTTCGACGCAGAGAAATTGAGATTTGGCAGTTGCGAAAGTGACCTTGCTGATCTTGTTGAAACTGTTTACTATGGCAAAGAAGAACTTGAAGCAAACTATGATTACAATGACACAACTGGTAAGGCATACTATGCTCATGTTGGTTATGTCAATAGAAAATGGCACGACCCATTAAGTTATTACACTCCAGAACAACTGGAAGAGGACGGTTATTTCGATTAAATAGTAGCACAACACAAACTACACAGGAATGACATGAAAAGAATATTGTTATGTGGCTTGCCAGGCGCAGGCAAAACAACGTTAGCAAAACGCCTAGTAGAAGTATTAGGAAATGCCGATTGGTACAATGCAGATGAAATAAGAGAAAAGTTTAAAGATTGGGACTTTTCGCCAGTAGGCAGAGCAAGACAAATGAAGCGTATGCAAGATTATGTACGCAAAAGTGTTGCTAAGGGTAGATATGGATTGGCTGATTTTGTATGCCCTACAAATCAGTTGAGAAATGATTTTATGCCGGAATACGTTATCTGGATGAACACTATTAAAGAAGGACGGTTTGAAGACACAAACAAAGTGTTTGAAAAACCAGATGATAGTGTAAATGTTGATATTGAAATAACAGCAGACGATTGGTGGACTGAAGAATCAATTGAGAAATGGGCAAGATTAATTGCCGTCGATATCAAAGACAGTGAGTTCCAACCAAAACAACCAACCACACAAATGCTGGGAAGATTTCAGCCCTTTCATCCAGGCCACAAAGCACTATTCGAAAGAGCATTAGCAAAGCATGGACAAGTAGCATTACTTGTCAGAGACATGCCAAGAAGCGAAAGTAATCCATGGACAGTAGAAGAAATTTGTGAAAATTTAGAAATAGAATTAGCAGAATATGCAGGCAAATTTAGATGCTATCCTATGCCAAATATTATGAATATTACATACGGTAGAGATGTTGGTTACAAAATTGAGCAGGAGACATTTGATGATGCTACGCACAATATAAGTGCAACGAAAATTAGAGAGCAAATGAGAAAGGATGGAAAACTTTAAAAACTTTCTCACACATTTGTTAGGAAAGACAGACAAGCATGGTAATCCATATACAAAAATAGACGGAAAAAAATATTTAATAAACCCAACAAAAAATATTACAGTGTACGGAACACATGGACATCCAGCATATATAAGGTACCCACATTTGAAACCGCAACCAACAGATGCACAATATACAGAATGGAAAGAATGGTTTGCTTGGAAACCTGTAAAAACTATGACCGGTGAAAAGGTTTGGTTTAAAACTATCTATAGAAGACGTAGAACCGTACCCTGGAGTCCACCTAATTTTCCAGTAGATGCTTTAAATCAAATACAATATGCGGAATGGGAAACAATATTAAATTTAAAAATGAGGAATTAAAATGTATCAATTTACAAGTGAAAGTGTTAGCAAAGGTCATCCAGACAAAGTAGCAGACTTAATTTCTGATGCTGTAGCAACATATCTTATAGATAAAAATATTAACCACAGAGCGGCTGTCGAAACTCTAGTAACAACTAATATGGTCATGCTTGCAGGTGAATATAAGAGTGACAAGTTTGATCGAGTTGCTATTAATAGAATTGTTAGAAAAGTTGTAAAAGACATTGGCTATGAGCAAGAAGGATTTCATTGGGAGGCTTTAAATATTTATAACGAGTTGCACGGGCAATCACCTGACATTGCACTTGGCACTGATAACTTAGGTGCAGGTGATCAAGGTATTATGTTTGGATATGCTTGTAACGAAACCCCTTCTTTTATGCCAAGTGCAATTTATTATAGTCATGAAATTTTAAGATCCTTAGACGAAGCAAGAAACGAAATTAACTGGTTAGGCCCAGACAGTAAATCGCAGGTCACTATGACTTACGAAAATGTAGGGGTTCCATTATCTATACCAAAAGTTGTTTGCAGTACACAGCACAGTGAAGATGTATCAATTGAAAAAATCAGAGAAACAGTTAGACAAGTTATTAATGATACTGTGCCTGGAAATTTTAACAACACAGAGTTTTTAATTAACCCTACAGGCAGATTTGTAATTGGAGGACCAGATGGAGATACTGGACTTACTGGACGTAAAATTATTGTTGATACTTATGGCGGGTATGCTCCACATGGTGGGGGTGCATTTAGCGGTAAAGACTGTACTAAAGTGGACAGATCAGCCGCATATATGGCTCGCTATTTGGCAAAGAACATTGTAGGAAATGGCAAAGCAAATAATGCTACAGTTCAATTAAGTTATGCTATTGGTGTTAAACAACCGACAAGTGTATATGTATATGCAGATGGCAAAGTAAGAAAAGACATTTCCGATTGGTTTAAAGAAAACATAGACCTTACCCCAAAAGGTATAATTCAAAAATTTAATTTGTTTGATTTAGATTTAACACAAACTACAAATTACGGCCATTTTGGCAAAAGCGAATTACCATGGGAAAAAATAGAGAGCTGGAATGAATTTTAAAAATAATATCAGAACAATACCAAATTTTCCTATACCTGGAATACAATATAGAGATATAACCAGTCTGCTAGAAGATCCTTCTTCTTTTAAAAGCGTAATGCTGTCTCTGTGTTTTGAAGCACACAAATTTAATCCTGATGTAATTGTTGGTATTGAAAGTAGAGGTTTTATTTTTGGTACACCATTAGCAGAAAAATTTTATTTGCCATTTGTGCCTGCAAGAAAACCAGGAAAGTTACCCAATGAAACAGTCAGCAAAAGTTTTGATTTAGAATATGGGTCAACAGAATTACACATACAAAAAATATCGCCCATACAAGGCAATATTACCATTGTAGATGATCTTATTGCTACCGGTGGCACAGCACTAGCATGTGCAGATCTAATTCACGAACACTGGAACATCTCCAAAGAAAATATTCAAATTCTGGCAGTAATAGACTTGCCCGATTTAGGAGGAAGTGCTATAATAAAGGATAACGGATATAACGTTAAAACTTTAATTGAATTTGAGGGTGAATAATGGCTAAACAGCCACAGATACCACTAAAAGATGTAATGGCGGCTATTGACAAAAAAGATAGATCGTTTTACAGTCGCCTTAATGATGAACAGAAAAAAGCATTTAGTGCATGGATGATGATGCGTTATTGTAGCAGTGTACAAGGTAGAGATGCCGCAAATTATATCTACATGACTAATGAGCTCGTTAATCATCAATTTATGGAAGTTAGCAAGCACCCAGAATTACAATGGCTTTTACTCAGTGCATGTGGTGTAGGAAAAGTACAATTTCATCCTTATTTAAAACCGCCAAATTCAAAAAAGAAAAAGAATAAAGTTTTCGAATTCATATATAGTATTTTCCCGCATATGAAAAACGAAGATATAAACGAACTTATTAACATAAACACTACCGAAGAATTAAAAGAATTAGCAGAAGCACACGGATATGACGACAAATCAATCAAAGATATCTTTGGAAAATAATACTTGCAAATGGTGCGAAAAAACTTTTGCAAGTGAGCGTACCCTTGCGGCTCATATGTGTGTTAAAAAACGTAGATGGGCTGATAAAGATCTAACTCATATAAGATTAGGTTTTAGAGTATTCCAGATGTTTTACGAGTTGAACACAACTGCAAGCAAGACAAAGACCATTGAGGATTTTATCAGAAGTCAGTATTATGAAGGATTTACTAAATTTGGTAGAAGTTGTTTAGTAAATGAATATTTAAAACCAGAGCAATTTGCAGAATGGTTAATAAAGAACGGTAAAAAATTAGCAGACTGGAGCAAAGATAAACTATACGACGAGTATCTTTTAGAATATGTAAAAAAAGAACCTGGTATGAAAGCATTAGAGCGTAGCATAATTTATTTGAATACGTGGTCAGAAGAAACTGATAATAATTGGAATGAATACTTTACTAAAGTAACAGCACCAAGAGCAGTCCATGATTTAAGAAGTGCCAAAATAAGTCCTTGGTTATTATATCTAAGCGAAACGGGGGATCAATTATTAGAAAAATTTAGTGATGAACAAGTAAAAATGATTCAACAAATTATTGATGCAACATTTTGGATGAAGGTGTTTGCACAAAATAAAGAAGAAGTAAAAGAAATAAAAAACACATGCAAGGTAGCAAATTTATGAACGTAAAAATAATTAGTCACAGTCAAGCACCGTTTAACGACAGTATGCATAAAGCATCAGCATTAGACTTAGTAGCATATTGTGCTAGAGTAAGCAACCCGGACAATCAAAACAACACGGAAACAAGTGAGAAACTAGTAAAGTATTTGATGAAGCACAAACATTGGAGCCCACTTGAAATGGTGAGTGCATGTTTGGAGATTGAAACAACCAGAGACATTGCTAGACAGATTCTAAGACACAGAAGTTTTAGTTTCCAAGAGTTCAGTCAACGTTATGCAGATCCTACAAAAGATTTGGATTTTGAATTGCGTGATGCTAGATTACAAGATCCTAAGAATCGTCAAAACAGTATCGCACTTGATATGACTGATGAATACGAAGGTGGCTTACAAGATCGTTGGTTCCAAATGCAACAACGTGTTATAGACGAAGCCAAGATTGCTTACAAGTGGGCTATCGATAATGGCATTGCTAAAGAGCAGGCCAGAGCAGTATTACCTGAAGGAAACACTATAAGCCGCTTGTATGTGAATGGTACGTTGCGTAGTTGGATACACTATATCGAATTACGTGGTGCTAATGGTACACAAAAAGAGCATATTGATATTGCTCATGCAGTAGCAAATGTTATAGCAAACATATTTCCACTTGCAGAGGAATTTAAAGGTAAAGAAATATGAAAAAACGTGAAGAAATGTTAGTTATTACTATGGAAGAATGTGGCGAGCTAATTCAAGCATGCAGTAAAATGATTCGTAGTAAAGGCAAAACAAAGTATTTGCGTAATTTACAAGATGAAATTGGTGACGTTATGACCATGATTGAGATAATGAAAATGAGTGGTCTCGTCACCAATGAACAAATCACAGATAGAATGAAAGAGAAAAAAGAAAAATTAATGAAATGGAGCATGTTGTTTAGCGATGAAGATTGACTTTGATGTAGACATTGATATGGCTAACCGAGATGACTTTCTCAAGTTAGTTAATGTCACACCTGCAAGTATTGAAAAAGATGGTAAATTTACCAAACACAATACTGGTGTTTATTTTCAAAACATTCCAAAGTTTCCACTTGAAGGCTACAGCACAATAGATCACAAACAAGCAGAAAATGAAGGCTGGTTCAAAGTAGATGTACTGAATAACAGTGTGTATGCTGATATCAAAGATGAAACTCATTTAAATAAATTGCTAGAAACAGAACCAATGTGGGAATTGCTTGAACACAAAGAAGTAGTAGAGCAATTATTTCATATAAACAATCATTTTGATATTGTACATAAACATAAACCTAAAACAGTTGAACAATTAGCAATGATACTTGCAATGATAAGACCAGGTAAAAGACATTTGGTTGGAAAGGATTGGAAGGATATTGAAAAAGATGTTTGGGTAAAAACCGATGAGTACTTTTTTAAGAAGAGTCATGCTATTGCTTATGCATTAACTATTGTGGTACAACTTAATCTAATTGTAGAAAAAACTGGTTAGTCAATTTTTTTAACTAACTGTATGCCTTTACGTTTGATTCTTTTTTTGAGTAAATTTTGTAAAGTAGTCATTGGGCCGAATAAATGTTCAACATCTTTAAAAATAAATGTTCTTAAAAACGGTGCATACATTTTCATTTCATGATGTAAAAACACATCTATTGGTATTTGTCTGTTTGATTCCCACCACCAAGTTTCACCTAATTTAACAAATTCTTTTCTAAGTTCGGTTGTTGGTATTTTTTCTAAATCATAAAAAGTTATGATTTGGTTATCGTAGTTTACAACTATACCAATATACTCATTTTCTGAATAGGTGAGCCCTGTTAAAAATGGAAATTTATCTTTATAGTCCTCGAGCATAAAGTTATTTACCACATAGACAGATAAATACATGTACAGAAAGAGTTAAATATATGAGTAATGGCGATCACAGATTATACTTATACGAAAATCAAGTGGAACTTGTGGTTACCACTGACGCAATCTATGTGGATAACAGACCTATGAACAATAAAAAATTAGTAGCCCATAAAGGACTTAACAACGAAATAATATTTAATATTAGAAATAGAGATAGAAAATTGCAAAATGTTTTTAGTGATTCTCTGGTAGCATATCTTGTAAATCCTTATACAAGAAAACGTTTGCTTACAAAACGATTAGAAAATACGTCTGAAGTAGGCATAGTTAAATTAACTTTAGCAAAGGGCGATTTACAAAATATTAGTTCAGGGTTACACAAAGTTTATATTACTAGAACAACCCAAGAAAATGAAGATTTACCTTTATTTTCTAGTCAAAATAATGATGTAAACTTTGATATAGAAATTACGGACGAAGCATTTGTAGAGCCGGTTCCAACACAAGAAACAACTGTGATAACACAGATGGCTAACACTGCCTTAGGTGCAAGTGCAAATATTTTTGTTAGCGATGCAATGTACGGTAATTTAGATAGAAATTTTCATAACGCACAACACAGCATAGGTATGTATGTTTCTACATTCACAGGAAATTTAAAAATACAAGCAAGTTGTCTTTCTGGAGTACCAGATACAGATCCTAGTAGTCACGACTGGTTTGACATATCAAATATTTCGACCACTAGTGCAAGTAACATTATTCATAGCACATTTATTGTAAATGCAAATTGGGTAAGAGTACTAAGTTATCCAACAGATACAGACAGCACTTTAGATAAAGTAGTCTTAAGAAACTAGTTGACAATCCCCTATTTTCGTCGTATAATAACAACATGGATATAGATAACCTTGTTGAAAGTGTACATCATCTCCTTCTCGGAAATTTGCCTGTAAAAACAAGCAAAACTCCTAGCGGCTGGACAACAATGGATTGCCCTATGTGTAGCGATAAAAGAAAAAGAGGTGGTGTAATTACAGACGGAGCAAAAATCAGTTATCATTGTTTTAATTGTAACTTTACAACCGGTTGGTCATTAGGTCCAGGATTAGGAAAAAAATATAAAGACTTAGTTGAAAAACTTGGTGCAAGCACATCTGATATACACACAGTACAGATGGAACTACTTAAAAATGCAGAAATATTAGAGTCTAATAATACTGACATAGATTATGTTTATAATTTAGCAAAATTTAAAACAGTAGATTTACCTGCAAATGTTTTTAATGTAGAAGAACTACCAGAAAATCATCCTGTAAAAAATTATGCAGTAGAAAGGGGATTATTAGGTCTATATCCATTGCTTTACTTTGACGATAAATTATACAAACAAAGACTAGTAGTCCCTTTTACTTTCAACGGTGAATTAGTTGGCTGGACAGGTCGACACATAAACCCACCAGATAAAGCAACACCAAAATATTTACACAATATGCAAAAAGGTTTTGTTTTTAATGTTGATAGATTTACAGACACCGAAAGAGATATTGTGATAGTTACTGAAGGCGTATTTGATGCAATATTGATTGATGGTATTGCTGTACAAGGAAATAGTGTAAGTGCTGAACAAGCACATCTTATAGAAAAATTAGGCAAACGTGTTATCCTTTGTCCCGACAGAGACAAAGCAGGTAAAGAACTAATACTACAAGCAATAGAGTTAGGATGGGAAGTCAGTTTTCCTAACTGGTCGCCTGAAATTAAAGATGCCGCAGATGCTGTGAAGCGATATGGCAGATTAGCAACTGTAGATAGTATTATTCAGAGTGCTACCAATAACAAAATTAAAACTGAAGTTAAAATGAGAATGTTATGATATTATATACTAATGGTTGCAGTTTTACGCAAGGACACCAAGATCATCGAATTCTACGAGGAAACTCCGGACTTAAAAAAGATGACAAAATTTTAGATAGTGAGTGGGCATGGCCGCAATTATTAAAAGATTATTTTAGCAATGTTGTTAACGAAGCCTGGTGCGGGGGTAGTAACGACCGCATTTTTAGACGAACTTTAGAATATGTACAATCACTAAATGATGTTAGTGAGCACTTGTTTATAATACAATGTACAAACGTAACAAGATCTGAATTTTATGATTCGGATACTGGTGTTTGGATAGGAAATTTAAACAAACAGGTTGTATATGATGATATTTCATGTAATGCTGATATAGATAAAAAACTTGTACAAAAATTATCGAAAGGAAATAGACAGTTTGAGGAAATTCAACTCGCCAATGAAACAACTTATACAAAGTTTTTAAATAACTTAGTAAGTTTCGACACTGTAATGAATAAATTAGGGTGCAAGGTGTTTTATACAGGTTTATCGTTAGTTAATACGCCACATATAATTAAAAATCTTTTACAACAATACATCAAAGAGCCAATACATTATTTGCAAAATCCCAACCTACAAAAAATATTTCCTGGACCCGGTTTAAATATGCAAGTAGCAAAAAATCATTTATTGCTATTAGAAACTATTCCTGATTTAGATTATAGGTGTTTTGACTCAATGTCTACTATCATAAAGGGACATACTGTAAGCAAGGAAGATACCCATCCAAATAAAACAGGCCATAGTATATTTGCAAGATATATAATTAATGAGCTAAGATCAAGAGAAATTTTATGAGCGATATAAAACAATACACAGAAGAAGTACAAGAATTATTTTTAAGGTTTTTATTAAGTGATAAAGACTTATTTGCTAGATGTCAAAGTATTGTTAAACCATCATTTTTTAATTCAAAATATAGAAATGCTGTAGAACTTTTTCAAAGCCACAGCGAAAAATATAACAGTATACCTACACCAGAGCAAGTAAGTGCCGCGGCCGGAATAGACTTAGAACCGATACCTAACGTAACAGTTGATCATCACAATTGGTTCTTGGCAGAATTTGAAACATTTTGTAGACACAAAGCACTAGAACAAGCAATTATTGAAAGCACAGACTTGTTAGAAAAACAAGATTATGGCACAGTAGAAAATAAAATTAAAGATGCAAGTCAGGTAGGTCTTGTTAAAGATTTAGGCTTAGACTATTTTGAAAATCCCAAGGAAAGACTACAATGGATAAAAGACCAAGCAGGAGCAATAAGCACAGGTTGGAAAGCGATCGATCACAAACTTTACGGTGGGCTGAACAGAGGCGAAATCACAATCTTCGCAGGGGGATCAGGCGCAGGTAAAAGTTTGTTCTTGCAAAATTTTGCTGTTAATTGGGTGTTAGCAGGACTTAATGTTGTTTATGTTAGTTTAGAACTTAGTGAGCAACTTATCAGTATGCGTCTTGATGCAATGGTGAGCGGTTTTGGCACTAAAGAAATTATGAAAAACATGGAAGATGTTGACCTCAAGGTTCGAATGAAAGCAAAAGGTGCAGGTAAATTGCGTGTTAAGCAGATGCCTAATGGTATTAATGCAAACGACTTGCGTGTATTTTTAAGAGAATATGAAATACAAAGTGGTGAAAAAGTTGATGCACTGTTAGTAGACTATTTGGATTTGATGATGCCTATTAGTGCAAAAGTAAGCGGCAGTGATTTGTTTATCAAAGACAAATATGTTTCTGAAGAAATTCGTAATTTAGCAGTAGAAAGAGATCTACTTTGTGTAACTGCCTCGCAATTAAACAGAGCGGCAGTAGAAGAGATTGAATTTGATCACCATCATATTGCAGGTGGTTTAAGTAAGATACAGACAGCAGATAATGTTGTAGGTATTTTTACTAGTAATGCTATGCGAGAAAAAGGTAGATATCAAATACAGTTTATGAAAACACGTTCTAGTAGCGGTGTAGGCACAAAAGTAGACTTAAAATTTAATCCAGACACTTTGCGAATTGAAGATTTAGAAGAAGGCGACGAAGACGCAATGACTATTACAACCGGCAGTCTTGTCGACCAATTAAAACGCACAGGAAGTATAAAAGCAGAACAACCAGAAGCACAGGATACTATCTCCCAAGCAATGAACATGCGTGAGTTCTTAAAAAAGAATGACTTGTAATGATAAATAGTAGTAAACAACGGAGAGCTTGTGCGTAAAACACGAAGTATATTAGAAGAACTCAATCAAATATCGATAGATAGAGATAGAGACCACATAGTTGAGAACAGGGGCGACCATGTTATCAATAGTGCTATTCATTTGATCGAACGTATTGAGTCTGCTTACGACGAAGCAACGGCTAAAGATCTAACAAATAGATTAGTGAACAGCATCAAAGCAAAAGATCCATCAAAGTTCTCCAGAGGCATTAAGAAAGTTATCAAAGAAGCCCAGAGAGAACAAGATGAAGATTAATGATGTTATTGTAGAGCAAATAGCAGACAAGGCAACTGCAAAAGATAAAAACGGTAATGTGTATACATATACTGCCGCAACTAACAGTTGGACTAATAAAGATGGCCAGGTTGCCACTGGGCTACTAGCACAGCAATTAGCACAACAACACGGTTACGATATCGACGGGTCTACTCCTAAAAAACCTGGCATGGTACAACGTGCTAAAGACTATTTTAGTGGTAAAACACAGGGTATGGCTCAGGCTACTAGAGGTGATAAAAATGCCAGTATTGGTAAAAAGATTGCTGGTATCGCCGGTGCCGCAATAGGCGGTGCATTAGCAGGCGGCAAGCCACAAGTACAAGGCCCTCAACATACTGAACTCCCAATTGAAATTAAAGCACAAGTAGATACTTTAACTAAACAAGAAAAAAATTATCTTATGGATAAGTTAGGGCAAATTGATACTTCTAAAAGAGGTGCAGACAATGTACAAGTAGTAAGAGGAGGGAATTAATATGAAACTTAATGAACTTTTTAACGAAGCAGAACCCAAACAAGTTGCAGTTCCCTCATCAGTTACAGTAGGAGCAAATCCTGCCAAAGATGGCCCAATTGTCCCGGGTAGAAAAAAAGGCACTAATGCAGGATTATCTAAAAAACTTGGTAATGTGAACTACTTATGGATGGGAGCACAATGGGTAGTTGACAATCCAGGAGCACCTAATAATGGCCAGATTGCAGACCGAGGTGCTACAGCACAACTGGGTCTACCACATGTTGACGAACTTTTAATAGATATTAAAAATGCAAATGTTGCACATTTGGTTGCAGATTATGTTTTAGGCAGAGAGCGAGAACTAGATACTTCAGACATGAGAAGTTCTGCTAGAGGAACCAGATATGATAATCAGCAAGGTAAGACAGCATTAGATACTACTAAACCAAATGCGGCTATTAACCCTGCAGGAGATGCTAAGTTAGCGGCTAGAACAGGCGACGAGCCATTCCAAAATGCTACCAGAGATCAGTATTAGACATGAGATTTGCAGAAATATCGAAACCTCTAGTAACACAAATTCTTTCAGAGAGTTACATACTAGAATCTAAAGATGGTAAAAATGTTCACTTAGAACATTTAGAAGATAATATCTTTAATAAAGGTTTTGCAGGCGCAAAAGAAGCAGTAAATTATTTGTATAGTTTACATCAAATGCTAGAAGGTAATACCAAAGCACCAATTAATATTACTACAAAATGGGACGGTGCACCTGCTATTATTGCAGGACGTGATCCAGAAACAGGCAAATTTTTTGTGGGCACCAAAGGTGTATTTGCTAAAAAACCTAAACTTAATTTTACTGAAAAAGATATTGACATAAACCATGCCGATGTGGGCGAAAAAGATGGTTCTGGATTAAGAAATAAATTAAAATTAGCTCTCAGATCTCTCAGTAAATTAAATTGGAACACAGTTGCTCAAGGAGATTTGCTTTGGGCCAGCAAAGAAGATTTTAAAACCGCTAATATTTCAGGTGAAGAATATATAACATTTAATCCTAACACTATTGTTTATGCTGTCCCCACACAAAGTGACTTAGCAAAACAAATATTAAGTGCTGATTTAGGAATAGTGTTCCATACAGAATATACCGGGGGCCAAACATTAGCAGATACCACAGCAAAATTTGGATTCGACAGCAGTGTATTGGGCCAAGCAAAGGGTGTTTGGCATACCGATGCTACTATTAGAGATCTTAGTGGAACAGTAACTCTCACAAAACAAGAAAGTAATGATGTGCTACAATCAATTAAGCAAGCAGATACATATTTGAAAAGTATTGACTCTGAAACTTTTAGTTGGTTAGAAAAAGGCAACGAATTAATTGGTAAAGAATTTTTGCAACAACTCAAAGCACATGTAAATGCAAATATTAAAACAGTAGGCGAGTTTGAACAAAATCCTACTAAATTTGCACAAGGATTTGTCCAAAAATATATCAATTACATGCAAAAAGAAATTGACAAAGTAAAAACACAAGCAACAAAAGATCGTAAAACAGAAGCAATGGTGCAAGGTGTAAAATTTATCAAAGAACACATTCCAGGCATTGTTGCTGTGTATGATTTGTATTTAAAAATTATAGAATCTAAACTTGTTTTGCTAAGAAAGTTAGGGGCACTGCAAAAAATACCTACATTTGTTGTAGGCGACAACGGAGATTACGAAGTAACCGGCGAAGAAGGTTTTGTTGCAGTAGACAGAATGGGCAATGCTATTAAATTAGTTGATAGATTAGATTTCAGCAAGCATAACTTTGGCACAGGAAAGCCTGGAGCATAATATGGAACTGCAACTTATTAATCAAGACCTTTGCGAATCAAGATTATATAGAACGTCAGCACAATTTAGAAATATAAATGGCAGAGACATTGCAGATTTAGCATATCTTAATACTCTAGTGCTCTATTTAATGTTGCAAGATGACAAACAGCACGATTATGCAAGTGCATACGCAAAGAGAACCATGGGATATGGTTCGTATACACTGTTTAGAACCCATGCAACTGATCTTTATGTACTTTGTTATGCTATAAACAATCCTGCTAACAAACATTTAAGATATCAAAGCCATGGCGCAAGCAAAAGATTTTTGGAATCGTTAAATTTTAATACTCAACAGCATATACTATGGATGAGAAAATTAGCAAGTGCGAACGACGCAAAAAATGAAGCATTAACTTACTACATGCGTCTAGAAAGACAACTAAAAATCAAAGATGGTAGATATTTACGTTGGAGGAGATATATTACTGATTGGGGTAATTTGCGATTTGCTACTAAACAAACAGTAATAACAAAAATGGTTCAGGAAATTAGAAGAATTGCAAAGGGTAGCGAATTAATGAGTCCTTTAAACACCATGGTCAAATACCGAGGGCATATTACAAAATCCGATTACAAAGAACCTAGAACAAGTTTTACAAAAAGAGCAGTAGGAACTGCGGCAGGTGCAGTTGCAGGTAGATATATTGGTAAAAAGGTTGCACAAAAAACCGGCGGAAATGTCGATAAATATAAAAAAGCAGGAACTGGTATTGGTGCAATAGCAGGATATTGGGCAAGCGGTAGGAAAAAACAAGCATGAGAATTAACGAAATAATTTTAGTAGAAAGTGCAGACGAAGATCTTCGCCAAGAAGTTCTAGATACTATTGGCTATCCTAATCGTGACCCTTACTATAGATCAGTTGATGTAAATCTTGTGGTACAGCGAGCAAAACCTTATTACAATAAAACCAAAGTTACAAAAGGAAGGGCGGTCCATCTTGCTATGCAAGAACTTTATCCTGAATTAGAAAACGGACCAAAAGACAACGATAGAAATAAAACTAAACGCGACACGGGGCAAGCAGACGTTACAAAATTTAATAAAGGTGCAGATACAGGAATGATCAAACGTTCTGCAGGCTGGGATGATACATCGCACGGCCATTTGAGAACTGCTGATCCTGCTGATGACCCTACAGGTATTAAAACTGCTCTTAAAAAAGCAGGTGATGTTGCTAAAAGCAGTATTCCTGGAGCAAGCGAACTTAGTAGTTTTGCTGATAAATTAAAAAGAGGTTTCAAAAAAGGACAAAGTTCTAGTATACCGAGTTTAAAAGGTAAATCTAATCGCACTAGATGATAAATAAATGTATAGAACGTATAAACGTTCGTACATATTAGGAGAATAAAATGGCACAAGCAGATAGAAGAGCGGCGGCAGCAGGCGAGTTTATTGGTAAGGACGTATTCCTTAAGAGCTTTCAACAGCAATCAGGAAACATCAGTGCAACAGACTTAACAGCATTAGTTAGCTCAGTACAAAATTTAAACCTTTCAACATTGAAGATCGGTGAAGTTAGCGGCGATACAGTTAACATGATCGTTGAAGGCGCAGACAACTTAGCAAACGGTGACGTTTCAGGTTATGTAATCGGTGACGTAAGTTTCTAAGTTTAAAAAACTTTATAAAATACCCGCATAAGCGGGTATTTTTTTGACTGAAAAAGATAAATAATTGCATAGGACCAAAAAGTCCGAATACATTTAGGAGAATAAAATGGCACAAGCAAATCCAAACGCGGCAGTTAGAGCGGCAAACGGTTTCGTAGGTACAACTCATATTTTAGAAGTTGATGACGTTACAGCAGTAACAGTTGAAGAAGCATGTTTAGAAGCACAAAACGAAGGTTTTGTGGTTGTAGCAGTTGAAGGTTTAACTTCAGGTTCACACATTGCAGTACAAGGTGCAGGTGCAACACCAAGCATCTCAGGTACTACAGTAATCGCAACATTTAGTTAATAACTAATTCCTAACTACCTTAGGGACCGTGACAACAGTCACAAATTAAAAATCCTCACTACGGTGGGGATTTTTTTTGGCTCCGCATTTTTAAAACTTGATAAATAGTGTAATATACGGAGACACACATGAGTTTAATTAGAAGCGGAGCAATGGGTAGCTCAGAAGTTCTATCAAGTAATATAGAATTCTACACATTGTTTACTACTATTGATATTACTCGAACAGGTAACTTTAGCGACAGTACACAAAAAGATTTTGAAAGTGTTGTACAAGTTATTGGTTTGAGAGCACAACCAGTAGTAATGAATAATCCTGTACGACTTAGTGGTGTTGGGGCAAATTTATTAGAAAATTATGGTGCCCAAACATTAACAGGTGCAGGATGGGTATTTAAATTTGCATTTGAGCGTGAAGGAGCTCACAGTGTAGATTTATTAAAAGACGAATTAGATGGTATTGTTTTAAATGGCGGTACCGTAGATACTAAAAATTCTATTAACATGGAATTTAGTAAACAAGATTTATTATAAATTAGAGAAAAGACATGCCAAAGAAAACAGAACCAGAAAACAAACCAGAGATTTACGCACAAAATGGTAATCTAGAAGCACACATAATTGCTGATATGTTGCGTATCGAAAGCATCACTAGCGAATTAAGAGAATTCAAAGAAGTTACCAGAGACAGATTAAATAAATTAGAAAACTGGATTGTTGCTATTGTTGGCGTTACTGTAACTACATTAATTGCAACAGTAGGCGGTTTAGTGTTTAGAGTGTTAGGCGGATCATGAGGATAGACGAGTTTACAGAAGAGCCTATTGTCGAAGCCAGAATGGTTTGGCGTAGAATGGGCAATACTATTAAACGTGCTGTTAGATGTACGTCAGGAAGACGTGCAGGTAGAGTAGTATCTAATATTGGCCAATGTTCAAAGCCTATTGATATGAAAAAAAGGCTTACCCTTAAAAGAACAAAAGCCAGAATGGGGACAAGACTTGCTAGAAAATCTCAAAGAACAAGAAGAATGAATCCTGCTTCTAGAAGATTAAGAACTCTGAATAGGCGTAGGTAATGAAAGCAAAAGATTTCAAAACACTGCAATCTCTTTTGAAAGAATATGGAATGAAACCTGGTGTTAGTACACCCGTGGGCCAACAGTCTATGGGCAGTGTCGCTAAATCAAATCAAAAATCTCCAAGTCAAGAAAAATCACCTAGTCCCACAACGGCAAAAAATGTAAGTCCTACTACTGCAAAAATAGCAAGGCAAGATCAATTAGAACAAGACCCTATAATTTCTACAAAGGCAGGCGAGCAAGATGTGGATTCTGTCTTAAAAGACAAAGATGGAAAAGATATAGGAACAGTTGTAAGCAAAGTTGGAGACAAACCTAACCCTGAAGCAGTAGTAATAAAAGATCCTAAGAATCAATTTAGAATTGTTGACCCCGATGAAGAAATGTTCGTACAAAATCCAGAATATTTAGAAGTAGAAGAGGGCAAACTAGGTAAAAAGTTAAGCAAAGACAGGAAACTTTACAAACTTGGTAGAAAAATTAAAAAACTTACTCGCAAACATAAATTAAGAGAGCAAGGCGAAGAACTGATTTTTGAAATCAATTTCAACAAAAAAGAAATTGCACAGCAGGCACTAGACTTGCCTATCAAATGTGGCTTTGAAGCAGAAACTTCATGGGACAGTGTGTATGGTAGTAGCGATGACGACGGTGATTGGCTATATGAATACAACTGGTATGATATTGAAGATTTTATATACGATCAGGAAGGTAGCAGATCTGTCAATAGAGTTGAAGAGAGTTATAATGAATGGATAGTGGAAGGTCCAGCATTGGAACTTGAAAGTGACATCATCGATGAAATGGTTGCTGACCGTGAAGAAGATGAATATTATCTCAACAAGTACATAGAAGATGAACTTAGCGAAGATGACATAGAAGAATACAAAGAACGCATATTAGATGACTTACCCGAAGAAGACCATGACGAATATGCTGATTGGGACTTTATGAATTGGGGGCGTCAGTATGTGGAAGAAGAATTATTAGGCGAATACAAAGATTGGTTAAGAGAAGATATCCGCGAAAATGGCGAAGCATTTGACGATGCTATTGATAGAGCTCGATCAGAGTATGACATGGACTACTGGGCAAATGAAGAATACGGTAGTTGGGCCAGTTGTTTAAGTGAGCATGAAATATATTTGTACGATCCAAACCGTGGAGGCGAAGGTGGTGGCCAAGAAGAAGTTGCAGAATATCTGACTAGTTGGACAGACGAAAACAGCCAATATCAAGATGTTATGGCAGGGGAATATCACAGCAGAGCCGGTGACACTACTCAAGATTACTGGCGTGTGGAAGATGACAGCAGTATTCAGACAGATGGCACAGGGTCTGAAATCATTTCACCAGTTTACTCTACACCTAGAAAAATGCTGGAAGAAATGAAAAGCCTATTTGCTTGGTTAGAAGAGCAGGATGTAGATACCAACAGTTCAACTGGCTTGCATGTGACTATGAGTTTAGACAGCGAAGATGCTGAAAAAATAAATTCAGTTAAACTTGCAGTATTGTTGGGTGACAAATATTTACTCAGCACATTTGGCAGGGAAAACAACAGTTATGCCAAAAGCCAATATAAAAATTTAGAAAAGTTAGGCCACAAATTAAAAGCAAACCCAGATGCTAAAACTATTCAACAAATTGAAGATGTTCTAAGTTCAGGTATCAACAGAGACAAGTTCAGCAGTATAAATTTCAAAGACCAACGAGACAGTAATACAGGTAATCAACTTATTGAATTTAGAATCGGTGGTGGTTCAGACTACCACAGAGATTACCCTAAAGTTGCAAAAGCAGTGATTCGTTATGCGGCAACAATGCAAGCCGCTTATAGTGATAAACTCTACAATCGTGACTATGCATCGGCATTATACAGATTGATTAACAACATTGGTAAAATCAGTGCAGATGACGAAGAACGAGTTAAAGACAGAATTAATCCTGATGTTGAAGCACCAGCGGTTGATGTACTTAAAGATTACTTCAGCAAAGACAATTATGTTGAGCATCTGAGATATCTTGCCGCGGCGTATAATCTACTTGCAGAATATAAACAACTAAAAAATAAACAAAATGAAGATGTTGAAACTGATGGTCCTGATGCAGATAGATTACAAGATTTATTAAACAAAGCACAAAAATATTTTGCAGGTGCAGTTGCACAAGCAGGCTACGACTTCAGTCAAGGACATAACCGTTTAACACCTAATGCTAAAAGCATTGGCATATTGAGAAGTGCTCTTAAAGATTTTGAATTGGATTATGACAAATTAAGTAATTTAATAGATGCTAATAGCATAGACACCGGTGACCGTTACAGTGACTTAACACCTAAACAGGTATTAGGCAGAGTTAAGAATGGTGTAGACAAACTGTTCAAGAAATCAGTTGTTCAAGAGCCAGAATACCTAAGTGCCAACCAAGTAGAAAAACTGATCAACGGCATGTGGAATGCTGTACACAGTGGCGAATTACAAGACGGCCAACGAGCAAGACAATTTGTAGAACTGTTAGCAGGTACCGCAAACTTAACCACAGACAATGTTGCATATTGGCTGGATCAAGCAAACAGCGGTAGTAGAGGCAGAGAGTACAAAGAATTCCACAAATCAGTTACTCAAGGTAGTTACGGCGAGAAGGCAATGTTTACGGCTGGTAACGCAGTAGACACTAAAAAACTAAAAGCATTCATTGACCATCTCAAACAGTACCCAGACTGGGAACATCCTGTGAGCAAAAATCACAATCCAATTACCTCATCTGACGACAGTTATGTAGATAATGCCCTCAGTAAAATGCTGATCAAAATGCGAGCTCGTTGGGATCACTTGGAAGATATCAGAGAAGAGAATCCAGGCAAATACATTGACAGCATGAGAGAAATTGCCAAGTTGGTAACAGATCTTGTGTCGGTTGTTAGAACTGAAGATGAATATATGGACCGTATATATAGTGATCTCGAAGGTACCGATCACAACAGTCACAGAGATGGTGAAATGTATTTTGGTATGCTGGAAAGAGACGCAAACAGTTTGATGGATGCTGTGAAACAGATCGACAGACCGACACCATTTGAAGATCCTGTGGCACATCAGTTACGTGATCGCATTCAGAATTATATCCGCAGATCCTATGACAGATACTACTTAATGAAAAGCAGAGAAAACTCTGGATTTTATAAAATAGGTTCAGTGCCAGATCTGATTAAAAAGAGATCAGATGCTATCAAAGAATTTTTAAGTGGCTTTGACAAAATAGCACAAAGTCACGGATTTGATAGCCAAAGCGGTGAAATTGCCAATAAGAAACAGTTAGACAAACAGCAGGCAAAGTTCCAGAAAAAACATGGCCCACAAACATTCAAAGTAGATGCATTTGAATTTGGTGGATATGTGTTTGCAGAAAAAGATTTTGCCAATTCTGTAGAGCACATGGCACCAGAAGGCGTTGCAAGAGCTCTTCGGCAAACCAGCAACATACACCGCACTGATTTTGGTGAACTGTTGATAATGCCCACCATACACTACTTCACTGCATTAGAAGCATCAAAAATGTTAGCAAACCCAGAGCAGTATAAAGATACTTGGCGTTGGGAAAAAGCCAGAGAAGTGCTGAGAAAATTTGAAAGCACATACAAAATAGATTTTCAAGATCTCACTGACAAATACATCGACATCAATGATGACAATCAGAGAGTAAGAACCAAACTCAAACAACAAAACGTTGTGTTTACAGACAAATTGGGTGACGGCAGAGAAGGCGTAGGAAAATTTGGACCGCTAATACCCAGAGCAGATCTCACCGGACCAGATGGCGAGCCATTTGAGCCAGGTTCCGCCGCGGCATGGCGTATAAACAATGACACAACAACAGAAGCAGATTACGAAAAAGCCAGGGCGAAATATGATGATTTTGATAAGATGATGAATTCGGGTATGCAAAATTATATTGTAAGACCTGACGTAAACAAGTTGGTAGATTTCCTTTTAGGAAATAATACAGAATCATACAAAAAGGCTCTTTTACAAAATATGATGAAAGAAAAATCAATAGGTTCTCCACCAAATGACTTCCAAGGGCATATAGCAAGAGCTAACAACGCCATTGAACAGGCCCGGGCTCAACAAGACAGGATTAGAATGATGGGTAGAGAAAATGCTTTTGACAAGTTTGACCAATTACCATTAGAAGAACAGTTAATTATTTTAGAGCAGTCTAAAGTTTTAGAACGTCCTCTAACTAAAGGCGAAGAAAAAGACAAAGAAAAATATGTCAAAGGCATGAAGAAAAATACCAAAGACTTTAAGAAGCGTTACGGTAAAGATGCTAAAGCAGTTATGTATGCTACTGCAACTAAAATGGCTAAAGAAAGTATTACAGAAAACGGTGTACCAAACAATGACAGAGTAAGCCTTTTAAATACTTTATTAGCAGATCATTTACCAGCAAGCGATTTACAAAAACAATTTCATGCATATTGGGCTATTCCGGTTCCAGCAATGTTAGATGCATTTAGAGATGCTAGAGCACAAGGGGGAGACAACACATGTTTACGCCCGATTCTAAGAGCATTTGCAGAACGACATCTAAGTGCTAATGAATTAAAAAAAATAAATTTAAATGAGAAATAAAAGTGCGATTTAAAGAATTATTTGAAGAATACAAAAGACCTGAATCAGATAAACATTTTGATCGCAATCAATTGCCTCAAATACGCAGACCAGATATAAAGGATTCACCGTTCGATTTTAAAGAAGGCACTATTAGTTTAGATAAAATCAAACCAGTGCAAAGCCAACGTGTACAAGGATTGAGTAAAAAGGCTCAAGATGTATTTAAAAACAAAGAAGATAGACCTTTTATTATAGACAAAAATAATTATTTGATTAACGGACATCACAGATATGATGCGGCACACGAATTAGGAATAACAAAAGTCAAGGCAATAAAAATAAATGCTGATATAGAAGATGTAATGAAACATTTTTCTCATACTGCCAGTGACACAGAAGTAATGAAAGATTCTTTGAAAAAATCATTAGCAAAGAAAATTAAACAAAGATTAGACGCTGAAGCCGGTGGCGGAGGTGGCGCTGGCGGTGGTGGAGCAGGTGGCTCTGGTGCTGGTGCAAGTGCTGGTGGTGATGGCGGTTCAACAGGTTCAAGCGGAGACGGAGGGTCTGCAGACAGTGGCGACACTGGTTCCTCTGACTCTGCTCCTACTACAAG